AACCAATCGCATCTGGTGCGCTTGTAGAAGCATTCCAGAATTGATAACGGTTTTTGCCGTAAATGGGGCCGCCAGTTGTCGAGTACTCGCAACCAACGAAAACACCAATCGTACCGGCCACAGCGCTAGAAGCGTTGTAGGTCAGTGTAGATTGGATCAAGTTACCGATGTTAGCACCAGTACCGATTTGAACAACGTCACCGTTGAACATGCTTGTGCTGTAACCGTTGACAATCGGGAACATGCGGGTAGAACCAGCATAAACACGACCGCCAATCAAGTTAACAGGTTTTAGTCCATAAGGACCTGCTACTGTAGGATAGGCCATATAAATCTCCTAAAAGTTAAGAACCTCTGCCAAATGTCACACTAGACTTCTTCTCTTGGAAAAGAGGCATTCGTGTGTCGCTCTGACGCATATAACTATTGTCCACTGCTTGTGCATTTTGCTCAGTCAGGTTCGCCTCATAATCAAACCGGTCTTGCACAAATTCTTTAGGAATCTTGCACAGCAATAAACCATCAACTTCAATGTTGTCTTTGAACCGACTATTTGGATCAATCAACATCCTAAATTTCGGCTGCTCTTCAATCTTGACTGCTTCCCAGCCTTCCCGCAACTTGGCAGAATAATTCCTAGGGTCAGGATTGTTTAACATCGAAACTCGAACCCAACGATAACCCCAGTCAGGGTGCTTATCAGGTTCTGGTAACAACTCAGGTAGCGCCCATTTTTTGGGTCGCAGTTCTTGTTGTCGGGTTTCAATCTCACGTGGGTTACGATTATTTTCAGCCATTTTGGGACTCCGTTTTAACTAGTTCGTTGTAATACTGCTCTGGCGTAAGTTTGAATTTCTTAGCCAGTTCCAGCTGCCGTGTATTAAGGGTGATCTTTTTTGAAGACGTAGAACGGGTAGCTGGTGCAACCACCGTGGTCTTGCGAGTTGTAGCAGAAGGTTTGGCTTCTGTATCCCCAAATTTATCTGGGAAGCGTTTCCGCACTTCGGTATCAATACTGCTCCAGTAATGGTCAGAGCCAATAGGGACTCCTTCCCTTTCCAGACGCTTATGAATACCCATCGCTAGGAAACTCATATCATCATCGGTCCCGTACCACTTGTTTTTGTCAAGCCACGCTTGGGTTTTTGCGTCCAATCGTGCGGGTTGATTTTGAACTTGTTGCGTTTGTACCTGATTTTGAGTAGCTTGTAAAGCATTTTCATCATACTGAGGTTTATATCGCTCCCACTCTTGGGATGCAAACTGCACCTTAGTTAGATTTTCTTGCGCCTCTACCAGCCGTTCAGCGTCACCAGAGTCATAAGCATCCTTATATTCTCGGCGAGCTTTTTCTAAATCAGAGGCCAGCTTTTCTTTGGCGGTAGATACAAATACCTTTTCGCCTTCAGTCAACCTTTTCTCTAAGATCTTCTTCTCATTTAATACAGCATGGGCCACACGAATAGCTTCTTCGTTTTCACGCAGTGCTGCTTCCTTGGCTCGGCGCTCATCATGAATGAGTTTTTTCATCTGCAGCAGACGCTGCTTTGCTTCTTTAGAGTAAGACTCTAAATCATCATTATCAATTTCATCCACGATCTCTTTGGGTAACGGCGTAGCGTTGCGCCGATCTTCCTCTGGAGTATCGTCAATAATCTCGATTTCAACTTCGTTCTCATCCTCATCGACCCCTTTATTTAAGAAGCCAAAGTCTGGTTTGTCAAAATCTCCAGCCATGTTGTTCTCCTTAAACCCGTGTAATGCCACGTGGATCTTCAACAACCGCCTCTACCGAGTCGTCATTGATAATCCGGAACTCACGGCCATGAATCTTCAGGCGTGTACCAGTGTTGGGTCGGGCAAGAATAAAGTCACCTTCTTTGCACCATGCCCCAGTTGGGAAACGTTTTTCATCTTTATAGCAGTCTGGACCCATCTTGATCACAAAGAACACAGTCGATAAGACTTCTTCCATGTGCAAAGATGTTTCCGCTTTCAAAATACCGCTAGTACCGTATTCTTTCTCGGCATCTGGGATGCCCACTAACATGTGATATCCGCTAGGAACTGGCAACTGTTTTGCTTTTTCCTCTGCTGTTTGAGGCAGGGTAGTTACGTTGTTTACATCATCGGGGTTTGAGCCGATTAAAAGTTCACTCATCAAAATGCTCCAATCTAGAACGCAGGTCACTTATTTCTAAACGCATGGTGAGCAGACCTTTAATCTCTCCACACATCCTTTGGTAGTCAGCGTAGTCTTTGGCTTCGCCGACTCCCAGAGCCTCTTCAAGAACTTTTACCTTGTCATCCATCTTTTTGAGAAGATGATCTAAGATTTTTTCTTTCATTTAGTTTCCTTCTTTGGTTCAGGTTTGTTCTTAGCCTGTTTCATTTGCTGCTGCTGTTTATACAGATCAGCCGTAACTCTCAACTTATCCGACTGGCGTTGTTGATTTTGCTGGGCCTTACCTTGGGCGATTTGATGCCCAAGTCTCAAACCTTCCAACTGTTGTTTGGCAAGCAACGTTTCTTTATCAGCCTTAGTTTTGGCTCCAATTTGCATACCTGCAATTTCTTTCTGAGAGGCAATACGCATTTTTTCAACCTCAAGCTGGTCAGCTTTGGCCGCCGCCTCAATCTGCATTTGTTTTTGCTTAATATCAATCTCTTGAGCTTTAAGCTGCAATTCCTTCATCTGCATCTGGATGATTGGATCTTGAGCCGCCTGTTGAGCTTGTTGTGCAGCCACAGCCGTTTGGTTCTGATGCAACAGGTTTTGAGCTGCAGGCACTGCCAAACGTGAAATCTGCATTTCCTGTTCTGGCGACAAGTCCACAGTTTCATCAGGATCATCTGTGTACGGGATCTGAATTCCCATCTGTTGTTGCATCTGGCGCATGTATTCCATGCCAACGTGTTCAACAATGTGAGCCTGAAGCGCCTGCATGATCTGCGGGGCCTGCGGGTTTTGTCCCATGACTTGTTTAATCTTAGGATCTTGCAGCGCCGCCGTATGAATCTGTATGTGCGCTTGATGGTCTTGATACATAAACGCTTTAAGCGGCGTGTTCTTCAGCACATCCATGTTCTCAGTCACCGGATCTTTTGGCTTCATGTCATCCGGCAGAGGAACCAGCTTCTCTGCATTCTTAATACCAATCACTTCCAGCATTTGGCGGTGCAGGTATGGCAAGTTATACAGCTGAGGCGCAGTCTGGGACAACTGCAATACCGCTTGATACTGCACCACTTTTTGAGACATGGTGGCCGCATTAGGGTCGCTTACTGGGATGATATTGACCATCTCATAGTCAGACCTACGGGCTTTACGGCTTCCTACCACCGGCTCATAGGAATAATCTTCCGGCGCATAGTCAGCAATAATTTCCTTTAAGAGACGGAACTCTTGTTTCATAGAGTAGTGAATACGTGCTTGAATAGCACTCATCACCTTCAGCGTCCGCTCCAAAATAGCCAGCGTTGTCCCCACAGGAGACTGGCTGGACATGTCAGACGCCTTCAAGTCTCCGCTAGAAGCAAAGCGGCGGCCCTCATCAACAATCTGATTGAGCAGCGCCATCAATGTTTGGCTTGGCTCTTTGTAAGGCAACGGCAAAATGTTGTCCTTCATCGTGCCGCTTGGTACATCCACATCCCTAAACTCGCCGGGGGCAATCGGAGTATCGTCACCCTTCACCCGCAAGCCACGGGTCTTAAACCCTCCGGGCAAGTTAGCCAACGAACCAGCGTCCACCAGCTGGCGCAAAATAGAAGTACCAGATTTGGCAAACGCACCAATCAGGTGAATCAAACCAAAGTGGTAAAAACCAAAGCCGGGGATATAGCCATAGTGCACAAAGTGCTGGCGTTTTTGGTGCGTCTTATCGCCCTCTCTCCAGTTACGGCGAATAGACAACACCGCACCACTTGTCTTCTCAATCGTCACCACATAAGGCAACAAAATACCTGTTGGCTCACCTTCTTCATCCGTATGCTCGTATCCGGGCAAGTCCAAATGAACGTGCATCTCTAAAACCTTAAAGCGGTCATCCGTTGTCGCTCGGAAACCCAGTTTCTCAGCAATCCGCTTTTCAATCTCATCCAGCGTGTTATCCGGCGTACCCAGCTCAATATCACGGTAAAAACCAGAATACTGAAGACGCTTCAATTCATTCTCAGTCTTACGCATCACATGAGTAATACGCTCTGCCGATTCCAAAGAAGACGAGCCATAAGGAACCACCAGATCTTCAGCCGGAATGTAAATAGACACCTGACGGTCTAGGCTGTGGTCCACATAAATCTTTTTAAACCCATTACCAGACAAACCCACGCCCCACAACATGCGCTCATGCTCTGGACGGTACTCTTGCATTACATCCACCAGCTGATGGTTCATGTCGTCAACAACACGCTCCATCGCATCTTTCTTATCTGGCGTTTCTTTACCAACAATCTCGCCTTTCACAGGACCAGAAGCCGGGAAAGTCTCCATAATCGTCTCAGACTGAAACTTAATCACCGCCTCGGCCAGCACTGGGTGATACACGCCGCAGGCCCCTTCCCAAGGCTCTGTGCGCTCTTCTATCTTCAAACCAAGCAATTCCAAGCCATCCACGTAAGTTTGGATCCAATCCTTGCGTGAATCAATGTCCGTCTGAAACTCACCTTGCAAATCTCCGCCAATTTGAAGCAGCACACTCTCAGGCAACAACTCAGCCAGATTCTCATTAAAATCGCCCATCACTTCGGGCGGCGTAATGTCTACACCATTAATGCTGACTTCCTCCGGGTTGACAATCTCAATCTCCAAAGGTTCAGATTGAATAGCCGCCAAACCCGCTGGCGCTTGATATAGTGCTTTATCAATTGACATAATCTTCCTTAGTAATACGCCTTCTTGCGTCTAAATTCCATTGGCTCATCTGGCTCGTCACTTGGCAAACTGATAAACCCACCACGTCTAAATCGCAGCAGCGCCTGTGTAGTCGAGTCCACCAAGTCATCATGGTCCGAATTAGGAAAGGATGCCAGTTCCTCAACCACCTCTTCAGCCCAGCGTTTTCTCGGTGCCCACACTTTACCACTTGCAAACAAATCTGACACGCTATTAACCCGAGAAATCTTATCGTTACCACGTGTCGGCGTAAACTCTTGCACAGGAATCCCCATCCGCCTTAACTCAAATATCAGCGGTGCACCAGAAGCCTTCGCCTCAACAATAAACGAGTCCGGCTGCCATTCCTTATACATATCAAATGCTCTCTCCTTTAGCGTTGGAAACTCCATCCGCTCCTTAAAAGCATCCAGCAAAATAATATTTGGGTCCTGTTCATTCTCATTCAGATAGAAAATTCCCCAAGTCGTACACGCCGAATAGTCAGCCCTCTCCGACTTCGTGAATGCCGTATCCCACGACTGAATAATATAACTACACGGCGGTGGATTAGGCTGGTCCCACACCCGCCACCACTCCCGCTTAACCAGCGCACCCTCTTCACTCGTCGGATCCTGTTGATACTGCGCCTGCCACTTAGACAGCGGCAACTCAATACGCAGCTTATTCAGCTCTTCAAAACTCCAGAACTCCGGCCACAGCGGTTTCTCATTCCTCTTAATCGCCGGTAAACTAATAATCTCCCACTCATCTCCGTCCCGGTCCACCATCGCCTGACAGATCTTTCCCGTTAGATCCCTCTTGGACCAACGAGTCATCACCACCACAATTGATCCCCCCGGCTGCAAACGCTGACGAGGACCTGACGTGTACCACTCATAAACCTTATCAAACACCGCCGGATCACTGGCCGCCAACGCCGCCTCTTGTTCCGAGTGCGGGTCATCAATGATCAAAAGATCCGCACCCTTACCCGTCACAGTACCGCCAACACCAATAGCGAAATACTCTCCGTTCCCATTCGTACTCCAGCGACCCGCCGCTTTTGAGTCCGACCGCAACGCCACATTAGGAAACACCTTAGAGTACCGCTCGCCATCTACCAAGTTACGCACCTTACGGCCAAACCCAACCGCCAACTCAGCCGTGTTAGAACATTGAATGATCTTCTTATTAGGAAACTTACCCAGATACCAAGCCGGTAAAAGATAAGAAGCAAACTCCGACTTCGTGTGACGAGGCGGCATATTAATAATCAGCCTCTTAATCTTACCCTCAGCTATCTCCTCAAACTTACTAGCCATCAACGCATGATGCGCCCCATGAATAAACCCCGGCCACATCGCCTGCACAAAAACCATAAAGTCAACTTGACCCTGCTCCCTCAGAATCGCATCCTGATACGCAGCCGCCAAAGGAGACAGCATCGCCTGCTCCTCCTCCGGTAACTGGGACAGTATCTCCATCAACTCATCCATCATCCGGGTAACCCCTTCATACGCATATGCGCCGGTCTAATACTCCTCGGGTACTTACTGTTCCCCTTACACACACCCAACTCAATCAGCCGCCTCATCTTCCTATTCACATTACCCCGACCCTTATCACCCGTAATGTGCATGATGTCATCAATGGTCGGCCCAAAACCAAACGTGGCCCACCACTCCTCTATCACCATAAAAATTTCCTTCTGCGCCGGTGTCATTTTTTTATATACCCCCCGCCCCTTTTTCTTCCAAAACAGTAACCGGGGGGGTTTCTATAACCACAACTTCTTTAGCTTGGTCAGAATCTACAACCCCCTCCCCATTAACATTCTCACGCGAGAATGTTGTTTTAAGAACGGCTTCAGATGCAGATTGATTGTCTGGCATGGGTATGTCTGCAGATTGATTGTCTGGAATACTATGCAAATGCCCAGCCGTATCGCTCACGCATTCGGGGGGATGCCCCTCCGTGGGGGTCACCAAGGCCGCATCGTTGAAGCCGTCCCCCTTCGCTTCCACATCCGTAATCTCAGCCAGCAAGTCTTGTGCGGTTCTCTTGGTGCTTGTGCGTATGCTCTTGCTCTTACTAATAGCCAGTTGCACCGCTTCCATCAGCTTGGCCTTCAATGTATTACTGTCCAGGCTGTGCACGACCTCACGTCTCTCAGAGAACAATGCCACCTCAGTCATCTTGCCAATAAGCTCTAACGCCTTCAGTTGTTGCGCTGGTGCTATCTCGTCCGATAGAGCCAATTGGGACAGCTTATGGATGGTCAACGCCCTCAAGCGAGTGGGTAAAAGATATTCCTCTGCCTGTTTAGCCGCTTCCAAGGCCATGATGTATGTTTGCACATGGCTGTTCTTTGCTACGTTCTGTGCATTCCTCGCATTGGTCTGCCTCTTACCATCTGCTTTATATGCCCTTCTATATGCTTCTGTCTTATTCCCTGTGACGACTAACTGTTCAGCGAAATGCTTTTGTTTCTTGGTTAGCTTCACGCCATTGGGGTTATTAGAGCCAAGGACAATCTTCTCTATTGGGATTGCTTTCATCCCCTCCTTGATATCTTGTCTGGATAGTTTGTTCATGGGTATCTCTTGAGAATACTGTTGCGTGGATTATCACACCGTTTCGCTTCGCTATCAACACGCAAGCAAGATTGTC